CATGAAGATACGAATTTTGCAGAACTTCAACGGACTGGTGGACGGCAAGTCAATCCGATTCAAGGAAGGTCAAGAGGTTGAACTGACAGACCCTGACGCGCTGGATAACTTCCTACGCGGTGGATATGCCGAACTCTTGAAACCAGCCGTCAAGGTCGTGGAAAAGCCAGTGCACGCGAAGGGTATCAAGGTGAAATAAATGACCATATCAAACGGCTATACAACGCTCGTAACAGTCAAGACCGCGCTCGGCATACCGCTTGACGAAAGAGATGACGACTTCTACCTGGAATCGACCATTGAGAGCGTCAGCCGGTTGATCGACAACCACACCGGGCGCAGATTCTACGCGGAGACAGATACCAGGTACTACTCACCGGTAAGCCTTGACGCGATTTACACCGATGACATTATCACCGTAACCACGCTCAAGACTGACGATGACAACGACGGCACATTTGAAACCACTTGGGCGACAACGGATTACTTACTCATGCCATTCAACGCGGGCGAGAACGGGCGACCCTACACGTGGATTGAGACAAGCGGGTACGGCAATTACTCATTCCCTCTCGGAGTGAAACGCGCCGTGCAGTTAGTCGGTTCATTCGGGTTTAGCACAACCACACCAAAGCCAATTGTGGAAGCCTGCAAGATTCAGGCAATCCGGTTATTCAAGAGGAAAGACGCGCCGTTTGGAGTGATCGCTGGCGGCGAGATGCAGCAGAGCATGACCATCCCAGACCTTGACCCTGATGTGAAGATGCTACTTTCACCGTATGTGAGGCGGGTGTAATGGCAATCCAAGACGCAATCGCGAGAATGCAGACAGACATTGAAGCCATATCCGGCATCAAGGGCGCGGATCAATATCTACCCGAAGCCCTGCCGACTGTTGAGAATTGGGTCGTGATGTACCCCGGCGAGACTGAATTTATACCCGGCTTACCTTCCGGTTACATGACGGCTATGTACTCGGTAATCATTGAGATCCACACACCGCGCAACACCTTACCGCAAGCGCATAAAAGGATTGTTGCGTTATTCGATGACATCCCGTTGAAACTCTTTGACGACCTCTACGACACAAAACTGAATAACACGGTATCAACTTTTGGAAGCATCACGAGTACCGGCTTAATCGCTATGAACTACGCCGGAATTGACACGGTGGGATTCAGGTACACGGTACACGGGATCAAAATTCAGACTGCGATATAGGAGATTATGGTCGAGAAAAAGAGCGTATTAGAGCAGTACCCGATTATGAGTTGGGCGTTTCCGCGCATCCTCGTCGCGTTCCTCCTGGAGCGCACCATCAGTTATGCCGACCTCGTGTTTCCCTCCGTTGTGCAAATCGCCGCGCAGGGGCCGGTAATCCTCAACATGCCGTATATGCGTACCGATTTGGCGCGCAACCGGGCAAGCATGGAACTCTTGAAGACAGACTTCACCCACCTCCTCATGCTTGACATTGACCATGTTCACCCGCACGACATTATTCAACGGCTGGCGCGGTGGGTCGTGAAAGACCCGAAGAAGTATCAAGTCGTGGGTGGGCTGAATTACAGGCGTTCAGAGCCTTACGACCCGTGCGCGTACAAGATCGGTGACGATGGATCGATGTACACAATCGCATGGGAAAAAGACGACGAGATATTAGAGGTTGACCGGTTAGGCACGGGATCCATTTTGATAGCGCGTGAAGTGTTAGAGACAATCCCGCCGCCCTGGTTCGTCAATGATTACTCGCAAGCGTGGCGTGACGCGTGGCCTGGTGAAGACATTGGGTTCAACAAACTGTGTGTACAGCACGGAATCAAGATGTGGGTGGATGTTACCGTGACAAGTCCTCATATCACCCCCGCCATTATTGACGGCGCGACGTGGCAAAAGTGGGCGGCGAACAATCAAGACCTCATGGAGGCGCGGGATGCTTAGCGTGATTATCGTTGGCATTGACGACTGGGAACGCTACACGCGCCCGTTGATAGCGGATATTTGGACTCACGAGCCGGATGCAAACATCGTTGTTGTGGATAACGCAAGTGCTACTCCCTACCCGAAAGGTGAGCATATCCACAGGACTGACAAGAGACTTGGTTATGCAGAAGCGTTGAATTGGGGTATTGACCGGGCAGGGGATTCAGATTGGTACGTTGTAATGAACAACGATGTGAGGGTGCATAAAGCCTTTACAAAAAGGGTTGAATCGCTTGCCACGTCCACGCTCTATGGATTCAAAAAATGGACAGGCCACGAACTGCTGAAATCGAAACCTGATTATCTTTCCAGTTGGTGCATGTTAATCAGCCGTGAGGTGTGGCATAAAATAGGCAAGTTTGACGAAGCGTTTACCCCGATGTATTTCGAGGACATTGATTACTGCATAAGAGCCGCTAAAGAGGGAATACCCCTGATAGAGTTTGATCGTGACGAGTGGGGAATTGAGCATCTTTACATGGACAAAGAGCAGGCGCGGGCTGACTTCAAAGAGAAAAAAGCGGAACTGCTTAATAGTTTGATGAACTACCTCAAGGAGAAACATGGCATCGAATAGAGTCGGAATCATCCCGGCGGCTGGCGCAGCAAAACGATTCGGCGGCGTGTTCAAGGAACTTCTACCCGTTGGCGAGTCGATGACGCTGCTCTCACGCGCGGTTGACACGCTCGAAATGATACCGGTTGACACAACAATCATTGTCACGAACCCGCAGAAGATCGCGGCGCACTCCGTAGCCTTGCAGGGAAGGAACGTCGAGTTTGTAACGCAGGTGGACAAGCCTGATATTTGGGGCGCGATAGCATCGACATTGAACATTGACGCGGATTGGTATTACTTCATCATGCCGGACACAATGCAGGAGCAGGGAAGATTCCCTGAATTACCAGACCACCGGTTTATGCTCGGGTTGTTTGAGACATTTGACCCGCAGAATTACGGCGTGTTATTGAACGGCGAAATCGTTGACAAGAGCGCATCACTAGCACCTCCACAAACCGCGTGGGGAACGCTGGTATGGTCAAGGGAATGCGTCGAGTTATGGAAGAAATACTTGCCTGAAATTAGGGATTACACGCAAGCGTTCAATATGGCAATGGAGCAACTCGGATGGGGGACGTACTCACTCGCCTGGTACTTCGATTGCGGTACATTTGAAAGATACAAGAGGATGCTGATACATGTTTGAACATACGGAATTGCCTACAGTGAAAATACAATCTTCTGGAGGGTGGCGGTATTACCGCGACCTGCATAAGGACGAAACCTGCCTGATAATCGGCAACGGGACGTCATTGCGTGACGTGCCGCGTGAGTTTCTTCTGAAGTACCCGACATTTGGCACGAACAGGATCTACCTGCTGGACGGATTCACGCCGACCTATTATTGCTCGGTGAACCCGTTGGTGATCCAGCAATTCAGTGAAGACATCGCACAGATTGACTCGCCGAAATTCCTGCCAGCCAGTTACTGCTTTGATGACACTTGCCTTCCATTGAACTCATCCGGCATAGTGATGTTTAGCCAGGATGCCAGCGAATGGATTTACGAAGGACATACCGTGACGTTTGTTTGTATGCAGATTGCCTATTATATGGGATTCAAGACGGTGCTGCTGGTTGGCGTTGATCATTCATTCCAGTATCACGGAGCGCCGAATCAAGAGATGGTACTCGACGGCAACGACCCGAATCACTTCCACCCGGATTACTTCAAGGGTAAGCACTGGAATAACCCGGATTTAGTACGGAGCGAACACGCCTACAAACTGGCAAGGGCAGCGTATGAGGGACACGGGCGCAGGATTATCAACCTCACGCCGAATACAAAGGAGCAGGTCTTAGAGCATGGAGATTTGAATGACTGGTAGGGTCACTGCGATTATAAGCGCGTACTACGCGGAGGATTACATTCAGGGACGGCTTGAAAACCTTGTTGGTCAGACCGAGAAGGTGGACATTATCGCAATCGCGGAAAAGGGGAGCGTTGAAGCCGGAATTTGTGCGCGGTTTCCGCAGGTAGAGATCATCCAGACGGCTGATATTCCTGGCGTGTATGAGGCATGGAATATCGGCATCAAGGCAAGCAATACCCCCTACGTCACGAATGCGAACTCGGATGACCGCCTCGCGCCTCACGCGCTAAAGAAAATGGCTGACATTTTGGACAAGGAAACGACTTACGGCGTGGTTTACCCGGACGTTTCCATCGTTGAGGAAATCGGCGGCAATCCGATCGGTGAGTACCGCTGGAAAGAGGGCGGGCTGGATAAGTTGATCAAGGCGTGCTTCTTGGGGCCAATGCCGATGTGGAGGGTGAGGTTGCATAAGCAGTTCGGTTACTTCGATGAAACCTACAAGAGCGCTGGCGATTATGAATTTTGGATGCGACTGGCAAGCAAGGGCGTGAAGTTTTACCACGTGAGAGAGCCGCTGGGGAGTTACCTGAAACGACAAAACTCAGTAGAACACCGCGAGCCGTTGAGATCGTTGTGGGAGTCGAATCACGCAAGGATGAAATACAGGGAGGTTGCGAATGTATAAGTATATCGGTGACGGTTGGATTCACGGCGTGCCGGCGCGTGACCTGACCGATGAAGAAGCGAAGTTTTACGGCATCAAGCAACTCCTGGAATCAGGGTTGTACATCAAAGAAAAAGACAAAAAGATCGACATTCAAAGCGAGGTGAATGATGGGAATTAAGGCGTTAAGAAAAGTGTTGTTAGGGCTGGAAACGACTGCCGGAACGGCGGTGGCTGCCGATACCATCTGGCATGGTACAGGCAGTATTGAGGATCAGCGGGAAGTCATCTTCCCCGACGAGGACATTGGTTATTTGTCAGGCAAAGACCGCAACTACATCCCGAAACTTGGCGCGGCTGTTGTGTTCGATTCCACTCCCGCCACGTTTGAGGGCTTGCCGGTGATCCTGAGCGCGGGCGTGAAGAACGTCGTGACTGGCGTTACCGACACGGGCGGGAGTGGCAAGGTCTATACCTACACATTCCCGACCACCAGCGCGAACTCGATCAAAACATGGACGATAGAAGCCGGTGACGACCAGCAGGCCGAAGAAGTCGAATACGCCTTTGTAGAATCGTTTGAGATTTCAGGCAACGGTGGGGAAGCGCTAATGATGAGCGCCAACTGGATCGGACGGCAGGTGAGCAAGTGCTCATTCACCTCTCCGGTTACCGCACCCGCAACTGTTGAAGAAATCCTGTTCGGAAAAGGCAAGTTGTACATTGACGCGGTAGCCGGAACGATGGGAGCAACCGAGAAGAGCAACACGCTTTTGGGAATGACCCTATCCGTCACAACCGGATGGATCCCGAAATACGCCGCTGACGGGAGTTTGTACTTCTCTTGGGCGCAGGCCACGAAGCCGGAAGTCCTGCTAAACGTGACGTTTGAGCATAACGCCACAGCCGTAGCAGAGAAGGACGCCTGGAAAGCCAAGACGGCGCGCCAGTTACGCTTGAAGTTTGAGGGGAACGCCTTGACGACTGCCGGTACTTTCACCTACAAGACGCTGATCATCGACCTGGCGGGCAAGTGGGAATCCTTTGACACACTTGGTGACCAGAACGGTAATGACATCGTGACGGGAACATTCCGGGCGGGTTACGATGCGACGGCCGCCGAGTTTGCCGAGATCAAGGTGGTCAATGAAACTGCCAGTTATTGATTTTGAGAGCATCACGCAAGGACAGCTTGAAATTTATTTCCGACACTTCCGGGAGCTTGGCGGTAAGGATGAAGGCATTGGACTTGTGGAATGGGCTGGGGCTATGGTACGAGCGGCGGTGAAATCCGGCTGGCTGGAGTTGGATGTGGACAATACCAACCCGAAGGACATACAGGCGATACAGAGAGAGATACAAAAGTATGTTGCGAGCGTGCTGGAATTTGACCCAAAAAACTGATATTGGCGGCGGCAGAGTTCGCAGAGGACAAGGGGCTGCCGCCGGAAGAATTACGCCTCGCGTTCCGCTGTCAGCAATGGGGAACGCTGCCATGTTCCGGCGGGTTACTCGACCAACCCGCCGGACTGGTGGAGCGCATGACGATTGCAATCAACGTGTATAACGCGATGAAGGCTTGGCAGCAGAGCGCGGCACGCAACGCGAAGGATTTCGTAAAGAATAACCCGGACACATGGCGGATCGTGAAAATGGTACTGGATATGAGGGCTGACAATGGCTGACGCGCAACTACAGATAACGATAAAGGCACGCAACCAGGCGAAAGCCGAATTTGACAAACTTGATAAGCAGGTCAAAGGCTTACAAGGTCAAACTGGCGTTAAGGGGTTGAATAAGGCACTTGGTGATCTTGACAGTAAATTTAAGTCGGTAACTGGCGTTTCGCTTGGGTTTGCAACAGCGGCAGGCGCTGCAGGTGCTGCAGTTAGTGGATTGATTAAATTCATGTCAGACGCGGTAAATGAGACTGTAGCATACGCGACAGAGATTGACAACATGAGCCGGTTATTAGGGCTTAGCACAGAGGAAACCTCGCGCCTTGTGCAGGCATCCGATGATTTATTCATATCACAGGAAACATTGACCAGCGGTTTACAGGCGGCGACTCGCAAGGGGATTGATGTATCCATCGAGGGGTTGAAAAAACTGGCGGACGAATACAACAGTTTACCAGAAGGGGTAGCGCGTTCAAAGTTCGTGCTTGACACCTTCGGGCGCTCCGGCGCTGAAATGGGAAAGTTGATGGAGCAGGGCGCGGCTGGAATTGACGCGGCAACTGCGGCGATTGCAGACAATATGATTATCACGCAAAATTCAATGGCCGACATTATGAATTATAAGAGAAGCGTTGATAATCTCAACGATGCTTGGTTCGGGCTGAAACTGACAATCGGGCAACAGGTTATTCCACAACTTGACTTATTGGTGCGTCAACTTACACCCGGCGTTGACAAGATAGAAGAAACAGAGATAGCAATATTCGCCTTAAAAGAACAGATGGTTCAACTTGAGAAATACGGGGGCATGGCAGGGTTATCCGCTGAAGAAGTCGCTGAACAGATTGCAGGGCTTGAAGCGGAAATCAAGGGGTTACATGATGAGTTGAATGGAGTACCAGGCGCGGCGGACGGCGCAACGACATCCCTGTATGGCTTGTCAGATATAATAACTCCGGTCACTACCTACTTTTCAGACCTCACAACTGAAATGCTTTACAACCAGGCGGCGGCGGGGCTTGACGCTGAAGCATCAATGGCGCTTGCGGAAGCAATGGGGCTGATAGACGGCGAGACAAAGATTGTGCTTGACGCTCTTGGCAGGTTGCGCAACAGCTATGATACCGGAAAAATATCACTTGAGGAATATAACGCGGAGGTAGCGATCCTGAATGAGCGTATGGCGCTTATTCAGAGTAAGACGGTGACTATCACGGTCAGGACAAACTACGAAGATCAGGGCGGGCTGTGGGGGCAGGGGCGCAACGCTTATATCGGGCTTTCTGCCAGCAACCGTGCCGTTGGCGGGCCGGTTACTGGCGGAACTCCTTACATTGTGGGCGAGGTCGGGCCGGAGTTGTTTGTGCCGAACACGAGCGGGTCAATTGTACCGCACAACCAACTCGCGGG